GGTTAGGACGCGGCCCTTTCACGGCTGAAACACGGGTTCGATTCCCGTAGGGGTCACCATCTCGTGCGGCCGGGCGCAGGAAAAAACATGGCTTTACGGCCCCTTCGTCTAGCGGTTAGGACGCGGCCCTCTCACGGCTGAAACACGGGTTCGATTCCCGTAGGGGTCACCATGTTTCTCAATGACTTAGGCCATTGATCCGGTGGTTTGCAGAATATCTGTCGAATAAGGCAGCTGCGCACATCCGCGAACACCCCTATTCAGGTGCGTGCTAGGCAGCCAGAGCCGTGGCAACTATCCACCCATCGATCTTTCGCAACGAGACGCCCAGGGCCTCAGCTATCTGCGCCCTGCCGACGCCTTCGTCATACATCCGGCGCGTCTCTTTCATCTGGTAGTCACGCACGACGCGCCGACAGTTGCGTATGACCAGGGTTTGGCCGCCGAACGCGTCAACCAGCTTCTGCGCGCGCTCCTCGCAGATCACGTGTACCAAAAAGTGATCGGTCTTCAACCGCTTGGGCACACGGAGGATGGTGATCTTATCGCTGGGCAGTCCGTATCCACCTTTTAGTTCGTAGGTCGGCAGGTGACCGAGCAGGAAAAGAGCGTCTCTGCGCCCGATTACGTCTGCGATCGCTTGTGCGCTCTTTGGCAATTCCATTCTTGGCTCTCCTTTGTTGATGCGGCAGAGACAATGGCGAAATCATCCGCGAACATCAAGAGAAAATAAAGTTATATCGGCGCCATCCCTGATACATGCATACATGTTTACAGTATTACATGCTGGCATATACGAAGCTTATCCAATTACATGCCGCTATATGAATTAGTCCTCATGAATTTAAACTGTCTATACAACCAACTAATATTATAAGGTGCGCTAGGCGGTAAGCCGGATGCATGATTGCCCACCCTCCATGCGACGCGTATTCGCACATCAAGGTTTTCCTTGCTCGGAGGCCGCGCCAGTGATCAAAAGCCACGCGGCGCAGCGATAAAGCAAACTCGATTTTCCGCGCGCGGCCCTGGTCGGCAAACGTGCTGTCGCGGCCCGCGATACGCGCAATCACCCAGCGGCCCAGGCTCTCGCCGGCTGCGGCAAGTGCGCGCATGCTAGCGACCTGGCCGAACCCGCCCCGCCATTCGGGATAGATCACACCGGGCAAATCGATTGTCTCGGTGCCCGCGCCGGTGAACTGCAACTCGGGCATCTGGCCGAACAAGTCCTGCGCTGCCCAACGGTATTCTGTGGTGTGCACCAGTTCCTAGTAGGACGCCGTTGCCACGCCGAACTGGAATGCACCGAACTGCATCATGAGAGGCTGCCCGATGTGATAGCCCACCATGATCAGTACCCCTTCGGCTTATCGTACAGCAGGCTGCCTGGGCGGCCTGCCTTGCGCCGGGACTCGATCTCATCAGCCAGCGACTTGGCGGACTGTCCGGGCTGCTGAACGATGTGGATGGTGGTTTGGCTGTTGTCGTGGATCGTGGTGCCGCCGCGCGGCCATGATGCCGGCGCTGGTAGCTTCCGCGCTGGCTCCGGCGTTGGGAGCGCGGTAGGCTTTTTCTGTGTGACGGTTAGACCCATGAGGCCGCCATAGAACCCGCCAATGCCCAGGCTATTCGCCGCTTTGCCATATCGACCAGCTTGCAGCGCTTTATATCCGCTCTGTCGGGTCGCATCGGTGTTGTCAGGCGCCTTCACCAGTTCGCTGGTAGCGTAAACGGTGGCTCCGAAAATGCCTAATCCAAGCGCTCCACCTAACTGCCCACGCATCTTCAGCAACTTGCCGCCGGCGACGTTTTGGGCCTCCATCGCGGTGGTCTCGGCGTTGATCGCGGTAGCCGCTGCAGCAGATCGGATGGCAACACGCAGCTGCAGCGCTGCATATCCCGTCAGCAGGGCACCAGAGGCAGTAACCAGCGGCCCCAGCGCGACCAGGGCGATGCCCACGCCCGCAACTCCCTTCGCCATGGCAGCGGCCAGCTTAGGGTGCCTGTCGGTAAAGCCGTTCAGCCGGGCGAGCATGTCGGCGGCACTCTCTAGGGCGCTGGTGTATACCGGCAGCACAGCGGTGCCCAGGCGCAGCTTGGCATCCTCCAGTTTCTTTTCGGCTTGGATTTCCTTGCCGGCCGCCGTCTTACGCCCCGCCTTGTCAATCGTGTTGATGTCGGCCGCGCCGCGGTTCACCTTTTCGTTCTTGTCGATTTGCTGCTGCTGCAGGTACATCGCCGCCATGATGTCGGCACCCTTGCGGCTGCTGAAAATCGAGCCGATCGCGTCCAGCACCTGGTCTTTGCTGGTAAGGCCCTTTTCCGCCAGCGTCGGGATGAGAACCTTTTTCATCCACTCGTACTGTGACTCGCGGAACAGCTTCGCGCCCTTGATCGCGCCCACATTCAGGTGCGCAATCTGGCCGGCCTTGTCCTGCTCGATCTTGCTGCGGTCGCCGATCAGGCCCAGCTTTTCCAGGTTCGCTACGGCGCGCTTGGTGGTCCGCCCCTGGTACAGCGCGGAATAGCCAGACATCAGGCCGGTGCCCACGCGATCGCCGCCCATTTCCTGCACCAGGGGTTCCAGCTGGTAGTAGAACGCATCGTCGCGCATGGATTTGGCAGCCAGGCCGCCGGTAGCGATCAGGTGCCGCCATTCCTCAGGCCCGACACGGCCGCCGGTGGCGGAAACGACCCGCTGCACCATGTTGGCCTGGCTCTCAAAGGCCGCCTTGCTCTTGGTGCCACCGCGAAGTTCGATGACCTTCAGCATGTCCATGAACTTGGCTTCGTTGTCGCCGCCCTTTTCGGCGCCGTAAAAGGCCGCGTTGCCGAACTTCATCTTGGCGAGCGTCGGCACTACCATCTGTGCATGGTGAAGATCGCCGAACACGGACATGGCATCGCGGACCAGCGTAAGGTTTTCGGTGTTGCTGGTGCCGTAGGTTTTTAGGGCCTTGGCGAACTGCGTTGCTTCGCGGTTCGTGCGCGCGCCCATTCCCAGAGCGGCGATGCGTGCCTGTTCGGTCTGGTAGTGCTTCGCCTCGCGCAGGCTCGGCATAAAAGCGGCGGTGATGCCGACGCCGGCGACAGTCATGCCGGTGCCCACGGCGGTAGTCTTGCTGGCGATCGCATTCAGCTTGTGGCTGCGCGCCTGGGCGATGAATAGGCGATCCTGCGCGCGCTTGGCGCGCTCGATCTGGTCGGCAATGCCGTGGTACTCGCTGCGCATAGCGCGAAGCTGGCGGCCGGTGCTGCCGGGCTTGCTGATAGCACCTTCCAGGTCAACATGCCGCTTCTTCAGGTCGCGGATGGTGCTGGATATGTCGGTAAGTTGCTTCTTGGTGCTGCCCAGGGCAGACTTAAGGCTGCCAGTGACGGTGCCGCCGATTGTGATGACGGCATTGAGGCGCTTGTTCGACATACCTAGGTCCTTCGGGCGCGCCCCTAGCTATGAGACAGAGGGCGAAGTCAGTTCGGCATGTGCATGTTCGGTTTGGTCCTTCGCATCCCCCTGCGGAGTTTCCTGGGCTAATCGCCGAGTACTCGGTGCGGCCCGATCATTGTTAGGGGAGCAGCTTTGTCGAGCCGCCAGCTTGTTGGCAGGGTAATGTCGATTATGCGGCTTCGTCGCTTTCCTCGGCATCGTCGTCCAGGTCGATATCCGCTTGTGCAGCCTGTTCCAGGGCCAAGACCAGTTCTGCCCGAAGGATGCGTTTAAATGCCGCTTCGTCCGTCTCGCCCAGCAGCTGCAGCACAGCGCGCGCGGGCACGTTCAGGATGTTGACGCGAACGGACGCCATCAGCTTGGCGGCGGCGCGCTCGAAATCGGCGATCAGGCCGACTTCTTCCTTGGCGCGCACGAAATCCAGTTCAGCCTTGCCTGTCTCGGCGGCCAGCCGGCGCCTCTTCAACTCGCGCTCGCTGCTTGTGTCATTCGCCGCGGCTTTCTCGCGCTCTCTCGCTCCCCACCAGGCTATCACATCTGACACGCTAAACTCATGTGATCGGCCGCGGCTGCCCCGAGACTTGATGGGGCAGCCCTCCCTCACCCAGCGATCTAAGGTAGTATCCGAAATGCCCATAGCTTCGGCCAGGCCAGCGCGGTTGACGATCATGCCGAAGTCTCCGTGGCGCTGGCATTTTCCATCATAACCGGTTGCGATGCCGCGGCAACGCAGCTGCGCCTATGATGAACTCTGTCGTTCGACGGTCGGGGCGATCGTTTCAGATAAATACCTCGATCAGGGTGATTATCGACCACCGGTCCACCTCCATTTGTGATGGTGGATCGTCACACTGCGGGGTTTTGAGTTCCAGGTGCGGGATTTCCTGGCCAGGGTGCAGTGCTTGCAAGGCAAATAGCTGTCCGCTACGCTAGTGTACTGAACAGCAACCATGAATAGAGCTGATCTGCCAATTCTAAGTCTGTGCGAGTGATCGCGACCGCTCGCCGCTGCTGGGTAGCCGGTAGCAACCAGAC